TCGCATGAATGCTCAACCTGATAATATCAATAACATCACCCTGAATTGCATTCCGGTGGGAACCAGAGACTAATGCCAACCAACCATTATTTCAATCCCTTTCCAGAAAAGATTACCCAGGAACAATTACTGGTCGAGGACCTAGTCATTGAGGCCTTGAAAATCTATTCGATGGATGTCTATTATCTCCCCAAGGAAAGCCGCGATCAGATTGATCGGCTCATGGGTGAAGAACAACTACGCTCCTTCGGTTCTGCGTATACCATCGAAATGTATGTCGAGAATGTCTCAGGTATGGAAGGCGAAGGGGATCTGATTAGCAAGTTTGGTCTTGAGATACGGGACGAAATGACCGTGCTGGTCTCCCGCAGGCGCTTCAATTTTACCATACCCAGTCTGTCCCGCCCACGCGAAGGAGATATTATCTATATCCCCATGATACAAAACTTCATGGAGATTACCTTTGTGGAGCATGAGAACCAGCAGGCCATGTTCTATACCTTGGGGCGCGGCCGCGGGGGCAATGTCTATGTGTATGCCTTGAGACTCAAGCAGTTTGTGTTCAGCAATGAGCAGATTCGAGTGGGGGTACAGGAAGTGGACGATCAGATTCTTGAGAGTTATCAATTGACCGACCTAGTTCTGACTTCAGGTACGGGAACCTTTGACACCACGAACAATGAAATTGCCTATCAAGGTACCTCACTGGCCAATGCGACCGCCTTTGGTACCGTGCATACCTGGAATACCACATCCAAGACGCTATCAATTGCCTTGGTCAACGGACTCTTTGCCAACACAGCGAACGTCAAGGGCGCAAACAGCGGAGCACAATGGATCATGGCGTCATTAGACACGAATACGCCTCTGGAAAATCAGTATGAGGATCTTGCGGATAATAAACAGATTGAAACAGAGTCGAATGCGATTTTGGATTTCACGGAAACCAATCCGTTTGGAGATAACTAATTGGGATAATCCAATATATAGAGAAGCCGTTTCAACAAAGGCCAGAACTGCATGGGACAACCCAGAGTTGAGAACAAGAATGTCAAAGAAGCCAACTGATACTAAAAATTATTCTTCTGCGGCAATTGTCCGTCATGCCGATCCCGTATATAAGGAAAGGCATCGTCAGGCTGTGATTGCATCATGGCAGAAGAGAAGGCTGGGTGGGAAAAATTCTCGGGCATAATCCATTCTATCATCGTTCAATCCGTAAGTATGTAGTCCTCTTTGCCTCATTGTTCAACGACATATTCTATGTCCGTGAGACAGCCGCAGGGGTACCAAAAGAACGCCAAAAGGTTCCCATTGCCTATGGACCCAAGGAGAAGTGGGTCACCAGAATCTATGCCGACCCCACATTGACCAAGTCTGTGGCCACGACGGTCCCCCGAATGTCCTTTGAACTGTTGGGTATCACCTATGATGAATCCAGGAAGCAACAAAGTACCATCAGGCATCGAGCCAGTAATTCCTCAACCGCGTCTACCCCTCCGTCCCAATATGTGGGGGTGCCCTACAACTTTGAGTTTGGTCTGAGTCTCTATGTACGGAATGTTGAGGATGGTCTCCAGATTGTTGAACAGATCCTGCCCTTTTTTCTTCCTGACTATACGCTCTCTGCGGTCATCTCTGATGAACTGGATATCATTAAAGATGTTCCGGTCATCTTGAAGTCCGTGAATGAGAAGATTGATTATGAGGGCGCCTTTGCTGATGGCACCCGCATGGTCACCTGGGATTTTACATTCTCCGTCAAAGGATTCCTCTTTGGACCTGTGACTAATACCGCAATCATCATGGGTGTCTCAGCGAACATCGCCAATGCCAATGCCGCGGTGACCGGCGGCATTTATATCAACCTTTATGTCGATGTGAATAATAAGACGATCCAGAAGGTCTATCTCACAACCAATCCCTATGGGTTCCGCGAAAATGAAGTGATACGCGAACCGAATCGTAGCATCACAGGTTCAGTGTATGGATGGGCCAACAACACGAATGCCATTTACTTCTCTGGCATGACTGGGGTACTGGCTGCCAACGACCAAATTTGGGGCTTAACGACAGGTACCCACGGTATCGTTCTTTCGGTCGAAACGGTCAATCAAAAGGATGTGGAGATTCGCATACGACAGAAACCTATTTCGGCAAATGCCGATAGTGATTATGGATATTCCACTGTGATTACCGAATTCCCAGGCACACTATAAGATGAGGTAAATGATGAACTTGAATGAGATTCTGGATGTGGAGGTGCCGGTTCCTGGTAACAGTATCCCACAAGTCTATGTGACCCCTGATGTATCAGCCCAGTCTAATAATACGGTGCAAGACGATGCGGCTGAGATTCGGAAGAATGTTAGGACCCTGATTGCCCAAGGGACCCTGGCCGTGACGGAACTGTTATCACTGGCGCGAGACCTCAAGACCCCACGGGCGTATGAGGTGGCTAGTAACATGCTCAAGACCATGTCGGAACTCTCGCAAGACCTGTTGACTGTGCATCAGCAAGAGCAAGCCTTGGTACAAGAACCTGTAGGACCTGTGGGTGATGTGACGATCCAGAATGCGGTGTTTGTCGGCACGACCGCGCAACTGGGTGAAATCATCAAGCAACGGCGAGCAGAGGAACGAGCCGCCTTGGCAGCCAATACGATTACCGTCTGCCCTGTCACGGCCAACACACCATGAGTGCCACCAAAACAAAACCCCGTCCAACCTTCAAGGTCAAACCTGTCGGCACGACCTTCTACTTAAAAAATCCTAGACTCAAGCGTGTGGGTGTCCAGCAAACCATGTCGCAAGAGCAGGTGAACGAATTTACCTTGTGCGCCTTGGATCCTGTCTACTTCATCAAGCATTATTGCCGTATCGTCCATGTCGACCTGGGGGTCATACCATTTGAACTGTACGATTTTCAGGAAGAGATTATCAACATCTACCATCGTGAGCGCAAAGTCATCGTCAAGCTGCCCCGACAGATGGGCAAGACTACGACCACCGCAGCCTTCTTCCTCTGGTTCATTCTCTTTCACGACCAGAAGGTCTGCGCGATCTTGGCCAACAAGGCCAATATTGCCCAAGAAATTCTGAATCGTATTCAGATGATGTATGAAATGATTCCCTCGTTTCTACAGCAGGGTATCGTGGAATGGAATAAGCGGTCGATTACCCTGGAAAATGGTTCACGCATTCTCGCAGCCGCCACCAGTTCTAGCGCCATCCGAGGTTATTCATTGTCCCTGGTCTTCTTGGACGAATTTGCCCATGTGCAAAACAATATCGCTGAAGAATTCTTTACCTCCATCTTCCCCACGATCTCCTCTGGTAAAGAAACCAAGATTCTCATGGCCTCAACCCCCAATGGCCTGAATATTTTCTACAAGTTCTGGACCGAAGCGATTGCCAAGAACAATGACTTTGTACCAGTGCAGTATGCCTGGAATCGTATTCCTAGCCGCGATCAGGCCTGGTATCAAGAACAACTCAGGGCCCTGGGTGAACAGAAGTTCCGCCAGGAAGTCCAGTGTGAATTCTTGGGGTCCAGTGATACCCTCATCTCAGGATCCAAGTTGGCTGCCATGGCCATGACGATCCCTATACAGTCAGAAGCCGGCTGGCAAGTCTATGAGCACCCACAACAGAATCATGCGTATGTGATCTGTACCGATCCAGCCCGTGGTCTGGACCGTGATGCGAGTGCCTTCTGGGTCGTCGATATCTCACAAATTCCGTACCGTGGGGTCGCCAAGTACCACAGTCATACCATTGCCCCGATGGTCTTCCCTAATGTCATCTATAACGCCGCGATCAAGTATAACCATGCCTTTGTCCTTATCGAAATCAATGACAACGGGCAGCAGGTCGTGGATATGCTCCACTATGACCTAGAGTATGAAAACATCTTCAAACTGGAATCCTCTCAGAAGACAGGTTCCAAGGTCGCCGGGGGCTACAAAAAAAACATGCGCCTGGGGCTCCGTATGACCGAATCGGTCAAGCGCATCGGCTGCTTGAACCTCAAGGCCTTGATTGAATCGGATAAACTCCTGATTACAGACTTTGACACGATTTCAGAGTTTTCGACCTTTACACAGCAACTTCAGACCTACAAGGCCGAAGAAGGTAAGCACGACGACCTGGTCATGACCCTGGTCATGTTTGCCTGGTTGGTCACCCAGAAATACTTCAGGGAAGCCCAGGGGTCCTCGTTGGATATTATGAAAGCCCTGGAAACTGAGCAGACCGCCCTGACGGAAGACAATATTGTTCCTTTTGGGGTGATAGACAACGGATTGGAAGACCCCTTTGAGATGTCCGATGGGGATGTCTGGTTCCAAACTCGTGGTATGAGCCAGGAAGAACTACAGAATGCCATGAAGCGATACGTCGAACGGGCCCATGGTCTGTAAATCACCAGTTTCATAAATATGTGTTGAATTACCAGTGTGTAATGACCATTTTGCATTTTTGACACTTAGATAAGGAGTATCACCAATGGGATTCCAGGTATCACCAGGAGTAGAAGTAAAAGAAATCGATTTGACCGGTATTATTCCGACCCTGAGCACCTCAGCAGGCGCGTGTGTCGGTCAATTTACCTGGGGTCCAGTAAACTACCGCACCTTGATCGATCAGGAAACTAAGTTGTATAATACGTTTGGCAAGCCCGAGACCAACACCTATGTGTCATTCTTCACCGCCGCAAACTTCTTAGCCTATGGTAATAACCTCCGCGTGGTGCGTGTGGCCAATAGCGCATCCAACAACGCCGTCTCTGGTGGCAACACGAATGCGTTGTTGATTGCGAACGAACAAATCTACGAACAGACCTACTACACAGGTGCCGGTACCTTTGGTGAATTTGCCGCCCGTTATCCTGGCGCCAAGGGGAACAGTCTCA